AGAAGGGCCCGCGCAATGACGCGCCGCCGCGCAAGCCGGTGCACGTCGAGTCACCGACCCTGACCGCCCTGCGCACCTTGCTGCACCACCCTCAACTGGCGCAGAAAGTTGAGGATGTCAGCCATTTCGCCGACGAAGAGGACACCTACGCCCAGCTACTGGTCGCTCTGGTCGGAACCTTGCAGAAGAGCCCCAGACTACGCTCGCTGCAGCTGATCGCCCGCTGGCACGGCACCGAGCAAGGCCGGCTGCTGCGAGCGCTGGCGGAGAAGGAGTGGCTGATCGAAGGCGACAATCTTGAAAAGCAGTTCTTCGACACCATTACTACACTTACCCAGGGCCAGCTGAAGAAACACCGCGATCAACTCCTGCGCAGCGTGATGCACAAGAGCCCCAGCGAACTGAGCGACGAAGAAAAAGCTCTATTGAGAGAGCACTTCAGCCACGTTCCTCCAACCGACAGCAAGAGCCCAACTGGCGCGTGAGGCGCCGAATCGGGTATAATCCTCGGCTTATTTTCAGCCCGCCAAGACCTTCAGTGGATAGGGTGCTATGTCCGGAAAAGCGCAACAGCAATCTCGCCTCAAAGAATTGATCCAGCGTGGTCGTGAGCAGGGTTACCTGACTTACGCCGAGGTCAATGACCACCTGCCGGAGGATATTTCCGATCCGGAACAGGTGGAAGATATCATCCGCATGATCAATGACATGGGCATTAACGTATTCGAGGTTGCCCCGGATGCAGATGCCCTGTTGCTGGCCGAAGCCGATACCGATGAAGCCGCCGCCGAAGAGGCCGCCGCGGCTCTCGCTGCCGTGGAAACGGATATCGGCCGCACCACCGACCCCGTGCGCATGTACATGCGTGAAATGGGTACGGTCGAACTGCTGACCCGCGAAGGCGAGATCGAAATCGCCAAACGCATCGAGGAAGGCATTCGCGAAGTCATGAGCGCCATCGCTCATTTCCCGGGCACGGTCGACAGCATTCTCGCCGATTACGAGCGCGTCACCACCGAAGGTGGCCGCCTGTCCGACATCCTTAGCGGCTATATCGACCCCGATGACGACGGCGCTGCCGCCCCGCAGGAAGTCGAGCCCGTCACGCCTCAGGCCACTGCGAAGCCGGCCGACGACGACAAGGATGACGAGGAAGAAGACGACTCGGATAGCGAAGAGGAAGAAGGCGATGGCGGCCCGGACCCGGAAGTTGCCCGCGTGCGCTTCGGTGCCGTTGCCGAGCAACTGGATGTCGCCAAGAAAGCCCTGAAGAAGCATGGCCGTGGCAGCCAGCAGGCGACTGACGCCCTGCAGGAACTGGCCACCCTGTTCATGCCCATCAAGCTCATCCCCAAGCAGTACGATGCGCTGGTCCAGCGTGTACGCGATGCCCTGAGCCAGATCCGCGCCCAGGAACGCGCCATCATGCAGATCTGCGTGCGCGATGCCCGCATGCCGCGCGCCGACTTCCTGCGCCAGTTCCCCAACCACGAGACCGACCTCGACTGGGCCGATCAGCTGGCTGCCGGCAAGAGCAAATACGCCGAAGCCATCGCCGCGCGCAAGGAAGACATCCAGAGCTGCCAGCAGAAGCTGATCGCCCTGGAAGAAGAATGCGTACTGGCCATTGCTGACATCAAGGACATCAACCGCCGCATGTCCATCGGTGAAGCCAAGGCTCGCCGGGCGAAGAAAGAGATGGTCGAGGCCAACCTACGTCTGGTCATCTCCATCGCCAAGAAGTACACCAACCGCGGCCTGCAGTTCCTCGACCTGATCCAGGAAGGCAACATCGGCCTGATGAAGGCGGTGGACAAGTTCGAATACCGCCGCGGCTACAAGTTCTCGACCTACGCCACCTGGTGGATTCGCCAGGCGATCACTCGCTCCATTGCCGACCAGGCGCGGACCATCCGCATCCCGGTGCACATGATCGAGACGATCAACAAGCTCAACCGCATCTCCCGTCAGATGCTGCAGGAAATGGGCCGCGAGCCCACGCCCGAAGAGCTGGGCGAGCGCATGGAAATGCCCGAGGACAAGATCCGCAAGGTCCTGAAGATCGCCAAGGAACCGATCTCCATGGAAACCCCCATCGGTGACGACGAAGACTCGCACCTGGGCGACTTCATCGAAGACTCCGCCATGCAATCGCCGATCGACGTGGCGACCGTGGAGAGCCTCAAGGAAGCCACCCGCGACGTCCTCTCCGGCCTCACCGCACGGGAAGCCAAGGTCCTGCGCATGCGCTTCGGTATCGACATGAACACCGACCACACCCTCGAGGAAGTCGGCAAGCAGTTCGACGTCACCCGCGAGCGTATCCGCCAGATCGAAGCCAAGGCATTGCGCAAGCTGCGCCACCCGACACGAAGCGAGCATCTGCGCTCCTTCCTTGACGAGTGACCCACAAAACCCCGGCCCTGCCGGGGTTTTTCTTATCCGCCGCTTTTCGCTTCCTCTATTCCAGCCCGTTCGCCGACGAGCACGATCAGTACGCCGCCGCCCAAGCCGCACCATCAATCCTTCGCAGTTGCCGCCACGGCAAGTTTTCGCGTGTGTTCGAGCAAGGAAACATCTCCCGGCACACCATGACCCGGAATGACGAGCTGCGCATCGGGATATCGATGCTGCACCCTTTCTGCCGAAGCGGCCCACTCGCTGACGACCGCATCGGCGGTGTTACCCAGCGTGCCGGCAGCCGCAGCCCGAACGAAACACCCGCCATTCAGCAGCTTCCGCTCCGGCAGCCACACGACGAGGTTATCCACGCTATGCCCAGCACCGGGATAGAAGACCTCGACCTTGCCCTCGAGCAGCCATAAAGGCGCATCGTCGAATGTCTCGGTCGCCAGCGCCTTGCCGTTCTGCTTCAGCAACGCATTGGTCCGTGCCGAGGCATAGGTGGGCACTGAGATCGAGTTCAGATACGCGATCCCCGCCGTGCGGTCGTCATGAAAGTGCGTCGAGACACTGGCCTTGACCTGATAGTTGCGCTCCTGCAACCAGGCCACCAGCGCCGCTGTGTCGCGCTCCGACCAGGGCGTGTCGATGATGTAGGCGCCCTGCCCGTCCAGCACCACCAGACCGTTCGCATCGACAAGGCCATAGCCTTCCACTTGCTGGAAAGATGTATGGAGATAAACGCCCTCGGCGATCTTCTCGATCCGCAATTCGGGCAGCGAATCGCTAGCCCGAGCGAGCCCGCAGAACATCACGACAAATAGCGCCGCAAACAATAATTTCATCGTTCACCCTTGTTGTTGAAAGGAGAGAGAAGATACTGCAGGCCAAACGCCCGAAGCACCTGATGGCCCCAAAACCGAAGGACAAACCAACCGAGACTTGCTTACCAACGAACCCCGACCAGCCTTCGGTTGCGCTCCACCAAGGCCCCGGTATAATCCGCCCTTCCTTCTGAGGGCCTATAGCTCAGTTGGTTAGAGCAGAGGACTCATAATCCTTTGGTCCACGGTTCGAGTCCGTGTGGGCCCACCACCTTCAAAGCCGCGCAGTGCGCGGCTTTGCTCTTTCTGGTTCTTGCTGACCCGGCTTTTCAGATCGTATCAACGTCCACATTCTGTCCACGAGGGTACTTCGGCTTTGGTACTGGAGTGGTCACAGACACGTAAATCCAGCCCTCGGTGTACTCGCCCTCACGCTCTACTGAGACCTGGTACCAGCCTTTCTCGTTGTACGAGATCACCTCGCCTAGCGAAGTGATGACGTCGCCCTTCGTCGATGGTGTGGCTCGCAACCGAGCGCCATCACGGTTAACGATTCGGTAATCAGAAAGAAGCATCCGCTCATAGTTACTCAACGGTGCAGTTTGCTGAGGAATGTCGGCTGGCACCTCCGCGCCATTCAACAAAATCGTAATGGCGCCGATGGCCGCAGGAGTACTTGCTATTCGGAGGAACATGTCCCAGATACCGATGAGGATTGCATACGTCAGTATCAATCGTTTTATCTGGACTGGCGACAGCTCGGAAACCCTGTCCTCCTCAATCGCCTTGACGATCTCAAGGTCAATGCTGCGGACCGGATCGGCCTCGAGGACTGCAAAATCTCTGACATCGAGGATGTCGAACAACCCTACCTGCTGAGCCTTGACATTTGTTTTGCCAAAGCCTTCGGGGCTTGCTAAGTAGCTGGCCAAAACAGACCCGTGCAGCAGCCCCTGATAGGACCCAGCTACAGCTGCCAACTCAGTCTGTACCCTTGCAGCACCGGCGATATTGGCAAACTGGTTTTGGAGCTCAACCAGATATGACGGTCGTGTCATCTTATCGAGCTGATTGTGAAAGTCCGCCAGGGCCAACGGTCGCATCATCTGGTCGAGTTGATCCTGGAAGTCCGCCAGGGCCGACGGTCGCGTCATCTTGTCGAGCTGATCCTGGAAGTCCACCAGGGCTGACGGTCGCGTCATCTTGTCGAGCTGATCCTGGAAGTCCACCAGGGCTGACGGCCGCATCATCTTGTCGAGCTGATCCTGGAAGTTCCCCAGGTATGACGGCTGAATCAGCTTCTCCATCTGCGCCTGAAAGTCTCTCAGGTATGAGGGCTGGGTCAACGCATCGATCCTTTCAAGAAGGGCATCAATGGATGTCGTGCCCCCGAGCTTCTGACGTTCCTCCTTGTTGGAACTTTGCTGTTTCTTCTTTTTTTCAGTCATGGGCGCATCCCTGCTCATTCGGGCTACCGCCCGGAGCAATCTGTTTGGCTAGTGGGTTCAGTCGGACAACATCAGCCAAATGCCCTGGGCTGAAGTGGGCGTATTTCTGGGTCATGGCCAGGGTGGCGTGGCCGAGGACGCGTTGCAGGGTGAGGATGTCGCCGCCGTTCATCATGTAGTGGCTGGCGAAAGTGTGGCGCAGGACGTGGGTGAGCTGGCCTTCGGGGAGCTCGAGGCCGATCGCCTCGACCACGTCGCGGAATTTCGAATAGCTGGGCTTGAAAGGCAGGGCCGCGGTCAGGCGCTTTTGCAGCGCATCGGTGATCGGCACCGAGCGGTTCTTGCTGGATTTGGTCTTGCTGTAGTGGATCAGCCCGTTGCGCACCTGGCGGGGTTGCAGGCCCTCCGCTTCACCCCAGCGGGCGCCGGTGGCCAGGCACACCTCACTGATCAGCCGCACGTGTGCCGTCTCGTCGCCCAGGCCGGCCAGCAGCTCGGGAATCTGCTCGGCCGTCAGATAGGCCATCTCCGCTTCATCGAACTTCAGCGCGCGGACCTTGGCCAGGGGATTCTCCCCTTTCCACTCGCCCAAGCGCTCGAGCTCGTTGAACACGGCTCGCAGGTAGGCCAGCTCGTGATTGAGCATGTTCGCGCTGATGGGCTTGGGCTTCTCGTCCGCCTTGCCGCGGCCGCGCCCTGGCTTGGCCCTGGTGTGCTTGCCCGCGGCCCGCTCAGCACGGTAGGTGGCAAAGTGGTTGGCGGTGAACTTGTGGGCCTTCGGGTCGCCCATGCGCTCGGCCATCGCCAACAGCAGAGCCAGGCGCTGCTCGCCGGTTTTCAGGTTCTGGCCGTGCAGCGTGTACCAGAGGTCGATCAGCTTGCTCAGCCGGCGTTCGTCCAGCTTCGGCGCCTTCTCGAACTCGCCCCTGGAGCCGTCGCCCATGATGCGACGCTCCATGTGCATGGCCTCGTTCTTCGACTTCACCCTTCGGCGGATCCGCGGACCGGCGCGCCCCTCGGGGCGGCAGTCGACCAGCCATTCCCCGCTGTCCAGTTTCTTGATCGACATGGCTAGAGGGGGCTGATCTGGCCGCACTCGGGGGCAGTGTCGCTCGTAGCCAACCAGAGCGTGTATTTCTTGAAGCGCGAGTGATTGACCACCTTCAAGAAAGGCGTCAGCCCCATCTCAATGATCCCAGCCTCGTACTTCCTCCAGGTGCTGTGCGGTACATCCAACAGATCGCACAGCTCCCCCTGAGTAATCCCTTCCTTTTTCCGTATCGCCTTCATCTTTGCAGGCAAATCCACGTCACTTCCTCGCTTGACTTGTTCCTGATCAGGAACATATATTGTTCCTCGTAAGGAACATTTATCCCCAATATCGCCGCAAGAGGTTATCAGAATGCAGATTGCCATCGACACGCCATATGTGACCGTGGGGGAGTACGCCCGCCGTTCCGGACAGTCCGATAGCGCTATTCGCCGCGAGATCGAGATGGGCCGCTATGTCATCCGCCCGAAAGAGGAAGGATCGAAGTCGGCGGTGCTGATCAACATGGTGCACATGGCCCTGGAAGCCGCTGAACAGGCCGAGCGCGTGCGCCAGGCGAACGAGTCCAGTCGTTCAGCCCAGCGCTGAAGGGTCGGTCCATGAAGTTCGAGGAGATCTATCACCGGGATGTGGTTCACGCCCTGGAGAACGACCGGGAGCTGGACTTCGAGTCCATCACCGATGCCTATCTGCAGAAGGGCCTGTGCCCGAGCTGTGGTAAACGCAAGCTGTTCATCAGCCGGAAGAAGCCCTTCCAGCTCAAGTGCAACCGCGACAATGAGTGCCAGTTCGAGCAGAAGACACGCGAGCGCTACGCCCACCTGTTCGAGAACCTGAGCGAACGCTTCCCGAAGACCGAGGCCAACCCCAACGCCACTGCCGATGCTTACCTGCAGCGCAACCGCGGCTTCGATACCAGCAAACTGAAGGGCTGGTACACCCAGGCCCGGCGCAAGCTGAAAGACGAGAGCTGGGCGGACACGGTGCGCTTTCCGCTGTGCGACGGCTACTGGGAACGGATCATCGATTCCACCGCGGTGGCGCGTAACGAAGGCGACAAGGCCGGCATCAAGTACGGCATGAACTACAAGGGCCGGGGCTGGGTGCCGCCGGGCCAGGTCATCAACAAGGGCGACCGGGTCTACATCGTCGAGGGCATCTTCCATGCCATCGCACTGCACCTGGCCGGCTACAAGGTCATCGCCTCAATCAGCTGTGTGAACTTCCCCTGGGACATCGTCGAGGAGAACCGCAGCAAGCTGATCACCTGGTGCATTGGCCTGGACGATGACCCGGCCGGGCGCAAGTACATCCCCAAGTACCTCAAGCAGCTGCGCGAACTGAACGAGATTGGCTGGGTGGCCCTCGCCGGTGAGCGCGACTGGGACGATATCTACCGCGACGGCGATCTGGACGCTGCTTTCCTTGAGGAGGCCTGCTACCGCGGCCGGCTGTTCACCGCCAAGTCACCGATGAAAGTGGCCTACCTGCTCTACATGAAGGGCAAGCGCAGCTTCTTCATGCTGGACTACAGCAATCGCCTGTACTCGGCCCGCGTGAACGTCGGCGAGCTGCAGAAGGATCTGGACGGCGACGAGGTAGACGGGCACTACCCGGACTTCACCAAACACACCACTGTTACCCAGGTGGCCAACTGCGTGCCGGAGTTCGAATACATCCAGCGCGACGCCATTACCGGTGATCAGCAGTACTTCTTCCAGTTCCGTTTCCCCAACGCCCAGCAGGACTGCAAGGTGCCCCTGGCCCCCAGTGCCGTGGGCGAGCCCCGCAGCTTCGCCAAGGCGATGCTCGAGCGCACACCGGGCGGCGACTTCCAAGGCGGCGAACGCGTGCTGGCCATGCTGCGCAGCCGCTGGCTGGATAACGCCATGACGGTGCGCACCCTGCCCTTCGTCGGCTACGACGAGGAGACGGGCATTTATGTGTTTCAGCAGTTCGGCTATCAGAAAGGCCGGGAGTACCTAGCCAACAAGAATGGCTTCCTGGACATCGGCCGCGGCGGCCTGAAGACCTCGCTGAATAGCTTTCGCGTGGTGCACGGGCAGGACTTCAAACCGGACTGGTTTACTGACTTTTTGGCAGTGACCCATTTGAATGGGCTTGCCTCCTTGGCGTGGTGGACCGGGACTCTTTTCGCTCAGCAAATCCGCCAACGCCAGGCCAGCTGGATGTTCTTCGAGCTGACCGGCGAGGCCGGTGCTGGCAAGTCATTCCTGCTCCGCTTCCTGTGGCGTTTGCTGGGCAGGCCCAACCAAGAAGGCGTGAAGCCCAACAGCGAAGGCTCCACCAGCGTCGGCCTGATCCGCGCCTTCTCCCAAGTAAGCAACTTGCCGGTGGTGCTGATCGAGTCGGACACGAAGTCGATCGACGCTCAAGGTCGCGTGGTGGTGACCCAGTACAACTGGGAGAAGGTGAAGCCGCTATTCGACCACAACGCCACGCTGCGCACGGTGGGCGTGAAGTCGTCCAGCAATGACACCGACAGCCTGATCTTCCGCGGGGCGCTGTGCATCAGCCAGAACGCCAGCGTCGAGGGTGATGAGTCGATCATGACCCGGATTGCGCACATGCACGCCACCAAGGCGCACCACACCTTCGAGCTGAAGGCCCTCTCGCTAAAGCTGAAGGACATGCCCGACGAGGAGCTGGCCGGCTACCTGCGCCACTGCCTGGAGAACGAAGCAGCCTGGCTGCAGCGCTACTTCGAGGCCTTCCCCGTCTACGAGAAGCGCCTGCAGGAAAACAGCGCCATCCGCCACCAGCGCATCGTGCTCTGCCATGCCCAACTGATGGCCGCTGCCCATGCCACCCAGGCGTTCTTTCCCGACTGGAGCGATCGCACCCTGGACCAGTTGCTCAAGCACATTGAAGCCCGGGCCGTGGACCGCCAACAGCGCGTCAGCAAAGAGGACACCATCGCCTCACGCTTCTGGCAGATCTTCCACTACCTGAACGAGCGGGTGGTGGTGGAGCACAAGTCCGGCGAGGAGCCACGCGAGATCATCCAGGAGACGCTGAACCACAGCGGCGACAAAGGGCTGATCGCAGTCAACATCGAGCACTTCCACAACGCCTGCCGCCTCGCCGGGCAAGAGGTAATTCCCGCCGTACAGCTGATGCGCGCCCTGCCGCTCAGCACCACCTACCGCTTCCTAGAGAACCGCAAGGTGCGCTCGGTGATCGAGAAGCGATCCCTCCAATGCTGGGTGTTTGCTCGGGGGAACTGGGCATGCTGAGTCGTATGCGTCTGGCGGGCGTGTGTGTGCGTATACGGGGGATTTGCTCCCGGTGTGTATGGCCCCAGCCAGTCCGGAACATCCGGAACATTGAAATTATTGATAAAGAAACTCTTATAAAACAAGGAGTTAGCAAGAGAAATCTGTTCCGGCAGTACCGGAACACGGTGGAACACGCCGGAACAACCTGTTCCGCCATGTTCCGGAAATGTTCCGGCAAGCCCTTTTCACCGGAACAGGCTGTAGCCCTTGCTCCGCGCGGCCTCCAGCGATTCGCCGAAAAAACCTGTTCCGGCATGTTCCGGCAGTGCCGGAACAACACAAACAACCCTGTAGCCCGCGTAGTTACTGGCGTGCAGGCGGTTTCGCCAGAGGCCTGTTCCGGATGTTCCGGGGGTGCGGCACCCCATACACATGTGCGTACGGTTTTCACGCCATGACCGCCACCGACCTTTCCCCCGAAGAAGCCTACCGCCGCGACCGCCTGGCCCAGGAGCTGCTGAGCACCTGGAGCCGGCAGCAGATCGTGGAGTGGCTGCAGCAGCTCAACAACGCCGACTACCGCGAGGACATGCGCGCCCGCCTCAACCAGCAACGCAAGGAGATGCACCGATGACGAAGAACGCCGTAACCCAACTCCCCCGGCGCAGCGCGCTGGATACCGCCCAGGCCCTGGACTTTGCGCAGTGGTGGCAACGCGCCGCCGAGCTGGTGGAGCTGCCGGCCGACAGCGCCCCGGGCGAGCTGAGCCTTTCGGGTGCTGGCCTGGCCCTGCTGCTCAAGCGCCTGCAGACCCTGGACCGCCCGTGCCGCGCCCTGTTGCTGGCCATGGCCTGCCTGGCCAACCCGAAGAAAGCCCATTGGCTACAGGCCGAGGTCGGCCTGCACGTGGGCCAACTGACCGCCGCCGACCTGGGCCCCGAGGTGTTCCAGGTGCTGGTCGGCCTGCTGGCCACCTTTCACACCAATCCCAACAACTGAAGGAGCAACACCATGAACAACCAAGCACATACAGTTCCCGCCAAGCCGATGAACATGCTGCTGGATGCCTTGCACCGCCTCGAGCGCTACCACGAAGAGGTCATCGATGCTGAGCAGCGACTGGCCACGGCCAAGCGGTCGTTCGACGAACACGTGGCTCATCTCAATACCGCCTACACCGCAGCCTGCAATCGAGCCATCGAGCTGGGTGAGAAGAATTTTCCCGAGCAATTCGCGCTACGCGTCCTGGCGCTCACCTTTGACGACGAGGGCGGCTGCTCCGTCGAGCGTCGCGCGATTGTCGAGCCGTATGAGCTGCTGAGCTGGGCCAAGAAAGCGGGCGAGGAATAAGCGCCATGCGATTGACCTACTGCGCCAACGGCGTGGCCGGCCACCTCGATCTGCCTAGTTCCGCCGCCGAGTTTATGACCGCCGAAGGCTTGGCCGAGCTGGCGGCGAGCTGCCACTGGCGCGACCACTACCCCACCGAACTGCCGGCACTGGTGACGCGGGTTCACCTGCAGGATCTGGACGGAAAGGAGTTGGGGATATTCGAAGTGCGGCGCGAGATGCGCCCGGTATTCACGGCCAGCCTGCTGTAGGGCATGGCTGAAAAAAGGGTGTCGAGGAGCGGCAACTCCCCGACACCGACCACCAGCAAAGGAGCAACACCATGCAAGCACAACACCCAAGCGGTAGCGCAGCAAAGGCTACCACAGCACCCCGACACCTGGTGGCCACCGCCACGTCCATCGTCGGCGAGGCCCTGGTGAGTTACCAGGTGCAGAAAACCCAAGCCGCCCGCATCCGCCTGGAAAGCGTGGCGGACATGGCCTGCCGACTGGGCGAGCTGACCGCGGCCGACGCCGCGCTGATCACCGACCTGCTGGCCAAGCCCCGCGCTACGCGCCGCCCTTCTCTTACTTTGATCTGATGGAGATTCCCATGTCTAACTCCCGCACCGCTGACAAGTTCGTGGTCCGCCTGCCCGATGGCTTGCGTGGCCGCATCTTCGACGTGGCCTACCGCAACCACCGCAGCATGAATGCGGAAATCGTCTCCCGCCTGGAGACCTCCATCGACATCGAGCAGGAGCTGGATCACCAGAAGAACCTGGTGCGGATCCTCACAGCCCGGGTCGATGAACTGGAGGGTGCGAAGTGATCATCAATGTTCGCTTTACGACTGGCACCTACGTCGCCCGGGCCAAGGGGCAGAATGTCACCGCCAGCTGTGCCGAGAGCGCGCACCGCGCCGCCGAACGAGTAGCCGAAAAGCTGGGTTACAACCCCGACCTGGTCGAGCTGGAGGAGGAAAGCAACGGTGTTTCGACCTTCTCTGTACCCGAGCCGGATCCGCAGGGTGAAGCGGGATAGCTGAATCAGAGTGAAATTCAGCGGCTAAAAAAGGGGGCTTCGGCCCCTTTTTTCGTTTCAAGCAACGCAGCGCATTAGGCCTGCCCCTGAAAGCCTTCGGTATATCGAAGTTTTAGAACTGCAATTCCGCCCGCATCAAACTTTCTTTAACGCAATGTACAAAGCGTTAAAGCGTCAAATGTATTTATGTACTTATGTATTTGCGTACCTTTGTTCTTTTGTACCTCTGTGGCGACCTTCCTACACCCCTCACCAATCCTGCCCTCCATTAAATACGTTGCAAGTTAATTCATTATCGAGAGTGCAAAAGATCGGCGCAGAAGCTAGGCGTGGCGCTCGTTTCCGAGCTTGGGAAATGAACACACCGGATTTTCGATATAGTGTTTTTTTGCGCTTTCAATCCCCAACTTGGGGAATGAGAAAGTTCTTGACGCTATGATTTTGATATCAGTAAAGTCCGCCCCGTTCACCACTAACAGGACGGAGTTTTTTATATGTGCAGCACAGCTGAGGAAGTTTGCCCTCTACGCCAAAGCTTCGAGGACAGCCGTAACTCCCTTGCGCTCTATATCGAACTAATAGGGGCGGGAATTCCGTTTTCCGACCGTGCCCGGGCGGGCCTCATCGAGATAGGAGAAATGCAATTGCGGCAACTGGATGCCACCGCGAGGGATCAGCTGATCGAGGGCAGCGCCCCAAGCTGATCGAACAGCTCCCGCTGCTGGGAGCGCGACAGGTCTCGCAAGCGGTCGAACAGCAGCCGATCGACCGCTTGAGCGGAGGGGCTGAGGGTATGGGAAAAGGTGAGATTGGCCACCCAGCTGTGGCCACACGCGGGCGAGAGGCACTGGCAGTAGAGCCGAGCGAACTCGCGTGAAAGCTCATCACGTGACGCGATTCGGCCCTTGCCGCCACACTCCTTGCAGTAGACCCGCATAGCCCCTCCCCAGGGATCCTTATCAGGAACCTATTCTGCCAGTTTCCCTACAAGCCGTAGTGTTTTGCTGGCGTCAAAACACTAAATCATGGCTCTTCGCCTGATTGAGCCAATGCATCGCCCACAGCCTCACACCGCGACGGCAGGCGGCTCTCGCCATTCGATACGCCGATCCGCTCGCAGCAGGTCGTTGACCTGGTCAAACAACTGGCAGATCGGGCGGATCTCGTTGGCGGTGTAGACGCGATCGATCTTCTCGATGTCGCCGAAGCCCGCGCTGTTCTCGGGGATGATGCCGGCCAGGGCCGGGTTCATGCGCCAAGCGGCGATGACGTCGTTGCGGGTGATGTTCTTCACCTTTTCCAGCTCGTCCTTGGCCTGGAAGTCGCCCACCGGAATGATCTGAATCGCCTTCTCGGTGCCACCGGGGATATTGACGAACATGCTGCGGAAGTTGCCCACGCCCTTGCTTGCGCTGATCTGGGCGCGTAGCTCGCTTTCATCCTCTTCGGTCAGGTCGGGGTCGTTGGTGTAGAAGATGTATCCGGCGTGGGCGCCGTTGCTGTAGTAGCGGCGGCGGAACAGGGTTGCGGCCTCGTTGAGCAGCAGGGCCTGCATGCCGCCCAGGTAGTCGGGCACACCGTAGATGTCCTGCTCGACGTCGTAATCCATGACGTGCTCGATCTCGTCCTGGTCGAACTCGATTTCCTGCCCGTTGGGCTGGAGCATCACGTAGCCGCCGTCGACCTTGATCCGCATATTGATGGCCGGTAGGTGGTCCAGCTCGAGCACCTGTCCCAGCAGGTTGCTCTGCCTGAGAAAGTACGCCTCACCGAACACCATGAAGTCGAGCCCGGCCCGGCCCATGGTGCGCGTGCTGCAGCCGGCAGACGGGATGAACTCACGCAGCAGCATGTTGCGTTTGAACTTGGGAATGGCCCCGTGGTGCGCATTGGCGCGCAACAGCTTGGCCAGGCCGACGCGGGAGACGGGCGGCTTGTACAGCCGACCGTCGTCGCTGGCGAACACGCCCAGGTACTGCCCGATGTTGTCGCTGAGCACCGCTTCGGGTGCTCCGAACGTGAAGGCCCGCGTGGGCTGTCGTTCCTGCTGTTGCTGCTTTGCTGGTCGTCGCTTGGCCATGGGTACCCTGCATTGCATAGCGGCTGCGCCGCCGCTTGTTGGTGTTGAGAGGTTCGTGGGCCAGGGCATGCATGATTGCCCAGGCGATGTCGGCGTGCCCGGTGGCATCAGTGCGCGATGCGCTGTAGGTGATCTGGCCGCTGTTGGTGGTGCCGCGCTTGATGGTCAGGAAGGCGGCAGCCACGTCGCTCCAGCCGGCGTCCCACTC